TTTTCTGGTCCATTTACAGAGGATGATTTTGATACAGGTGCAGGAGAAATAAAAGTTGGTGATGTTGTTACAGGATTAAAAGTATTTAGGGATGAATTATTTGTATTTTGCCAAAGAAAAATTTATAAACTTACAGGAACAAGTTCTAGTAATTTTGCATTAGCTGAAGTAGCTAAAAACGTTGGTACAATAGCTCATCATTCTATTCAAGAATTAGGTGGTGACCTTATATTTCTTGCAGCTGATGGACTAAGAACTATTGCAGGTACAGAAAGAATTGGTGACGTTGAACTAGGTACTATTTCAAAACAAGTACAAGAAAGAATTAATGAAATTACATATGATAATGTTATTGCAACAGTTGTTAGAAATAAATCTCAGTATAGATTATTTTATCCAAAAACTGCTGGATTAGAAAGTAGTCAAAAAGGTTTACTAGCTGTAATTAAAACAAATCCAAATTCAGGACAATTAGGATTTGAATATGCAGACATAAAAGGATTAAAAGTTTCAAGTTGTGATTCTGATTATATAGATAATATAGAAACAATTGTTCATGGTGGATATGATGGATATATTTATTTACAAGAATCAGGTAATGTATTTACAACAGCAAGTTCAACAAGTGCTATTGATGCTACATATAGATCTCCCGATATGACAATGGGAGATGCAGGTATTAGAAAATCAATGGAAAGAGTAAATTTAAACTGGGAACCAGAAGGTGTTGTTAGTTCTAGTTTATTTGTAAGATATAATTATGATGATATAAATACTCCTCAACCAGGTTTAATTGAATTAAACTCATCGGCTAGTGGTGCATATTATGGAACAGGTATATTTGGAACATCAGGTTATGGTCAAGGAGATCTTCCTATTACAAGAGAATCAATAGAAGGATCAGGTTTTTCCGTAGCATTAAAAATAACAGACACAAGTACAAACGCACCCTTTGCAATTAAAGGGTTTCAATTAGAGTTTACACCAGGGGGAAGAAGGTAAATGGGAGCAACATACACACGACAGAGTTCATCAGCTATTGTTGATGGTGGAGTCATTGAAGCATCAGATATAAATGCAGAATTTAATCAAATTCTTGCTGCATTTGCTGTAAGCTCAGGGCACACACACGATGGTACAGCTGCAGAAGGTGGACCAATTACAAAATTATTAGGCACAGCAATCACTATTGGTGATGCTACGTCAGGGACAGATATTGCTGTAACATTTGATGGTGAATCAGCAGATGGTGTTCTTACGTGGATGGAAGATGAAGATTACTTTCAATTCTCAGATGATTTATTATTAACAACTACAGAAAAATTACAATTTAGAGATACTGCAATATATATTAATTCTAGTGCAGATGGTCAATTAGATTTAGTTGCAGATACAGAAATACAAATAGCAGCTACTACTATTGATATTAATGGTGCTGTAGATATATCAGGAGCTTTAACTCTTGCTGGTACTACTTTAGCAGAAACTATTTCTGATACAGTCGGTGCTATGGTATCTTCTAATACAGAAACAGGTATCACAGTTAGTTATGAAGATGGTGACAATACCTTAGATTTTGCTTTAGGTGCTGCACAAACAACTATTACATCTTTACTTGCAACTGATATTAAAATTGGTGAAGATGATCAAACTAAAATAGATTTTGAAACTGCAGATGAAATTCATTTTTATGCAGCAAACGTAGAACAAGTTTATCTTGGTGATAATATTTTTGGACCACAATCTGATAGTGATGTAGATTTAGGATCTACAGGTGTTAGATGGAAAGATGCATTTATAGATACTATTACAACTACAGGTAATGTTACTGTAGGTGGAGATCTTACTGTAACTGGTGATGATATTACTATGGGTACAAATACTGCAGGTAATTTATTAGTTGCAGATGGTACAAACTTTAATTCAATAGCTGCAGGTAGTTTATCTGAAATTTCTACAGTTGCTAATGATGATGTTTTTATAGCAGTAGATACTTCAGGTGGTGGACTTAAAAAAATTGCAAGATCAACTATTGTAGCAGGATTAGCTACATCAGGTGCAATATCAAACGTAGTTGAAGATACTACACCACAATTAGGTGGTGATTTAGATGTTAATAGTAACGGTTTAGTATCAACATCAAATGGTAATATTGCATTAACACCTAATGGAACTGGTGTTGTTAGACTTGATGGTAATGTAGATATTCAAACTGGTCTTATTGATTTAAAAAATGGTGGAACAGTTTCTAAAATTAAATTTTATTGTGAGTCAAGTAATGCTCATGCTCAAACTTTACAATCAGCTCCTCACTCAGCTGCTAGTAGTGCTGTATTAGTTTTACCAACAGCTTCAGGAACTTTAATAGGTACAGGAGATACAGGAACTTTACCTTTAGCCTCAATAGATATTGATGGTGGAACTGATATTGGTGCAGCAATTGTAGATGCTGATTTATTTATAGTTGATGATGGTGCAGGTGGTACAAATAGAAAAACTACTGCATCTAGAATGAAAACCTATTTTACTGCTGGTGTTTCTTCAGCAGCAGATGATTTAACAGCTGGTGATGCAGCAGTTAATCTTACAACTTCATCAGGTAATATTACAATTGATGCAGCTGCAAATGATTCTGATATTATATTTAAAGGTACAGATAATAGTTCTGATATTACAATGCTTACACTTGATGGTAGTGCTGCAGGTGCAGCTACATTTAATGACAAGGTTATAGCAACTGAATTAGATATATCTGGAGATGCAGATATAGATGGAACTTTAGAAGCAGATGCTATTACAATTAATGGTACAGCTATTGGTTCAATTTATGGAGTAGTTGCAGGAAGTTCTAGTATTGTTACAACAGGTGCTTTAGATTCTGGATCAATTACTTCAGGATTTGGTAATATTGATACAGGGTCATCTACAATTACAACTACAGGATTAATTAGTGGTGGATCATTAGACATAGATAATGTTTTAATTAATGGTACTACAATTGGTCATACAGATGATACTGATTTATTAACAGTAGCAGATGGCTTGCTAACAGTTGCAGGAGAAATTTCTGTAACGACATTAGATATAGGTGGAACTAACATAGCTTCTACAGCAGCAGAATTAAATATAGTTGATGGTAATACATCAGCTACTTCAACAACAGTTGCAGATGCGGACAGAGTTGTACTAAACGATAATGGTACGATGGTTCAAGTTGCAATGACAGATATTAAAACATACATTGGTGGTGGTACATCATGGCAAGCAGTTAAAACAGGAGATTTTACAGCAGCAGCAGGACAAGGTGTATTTTGTAATACAACAAGTGCAGCATTTACTTTAACACTCCCAGCTTCACCAGACATTGGTGATGAGGTTTCATTTGTAGACTATGCAGGAACATTTGATACTAACAATTTAACAATAGGTAGAAACAGTTCTAAAATACATGGTGCAGATGAGGATTTAACTGTATCTGTAGAAAGAGCAGCAAACACTTTAGTATTTACAGATTCAACTCAAGGCTGGTTACTAAAGAGTAAATAATGGCTGACTATAAAGATATACACGGCACTACTGTTCGTAATAATGATGGAGTTTTAACTAGTGCAAAAACTGGTGAATTATTTTACGATAGTACAAATCGTAATTTTTCATATAGATTTCCAAACATAACTTCAGCAGGTGCATGGAGAACTGCTGCTAATATGAATACTGCTAGAGCATACAACTTTGGAACTGCAGGAATAAAAACAGCCGCATTAAATTTTGGTGGAAATTTAGATCCAGGAGGTCGTACAGGAAAGACAGAATCTTATGATGGTTCAACATGGACAGAGGTTGCAGATTTAAATGATACTAGATATGGAAATGATGGAGCAGGAACTTATACGGCAGCTATAGCTATGGGTGGAAATGCACCTGGATTTACAGGAAACACAGAAATATGGGATGGTTCATCTTGGACTGAAGTTGGTAATTTAAATACAGGTAGAAGCAGACTTGCTTGTGCTGGTACTTCAACAGCAACTATAGCCATGGGTGGTAGAGCTCCATCGGTGACTGCGGTTGCAGAAACGTGGAATGGATCTGCTTGGACCGAGGTGGGTGATTTAAATACAGCACGAAGTCAATTAGGTGGTGCTGGAACTTCAACTGATGCTTTAGGTTTTGCAGGTAGTCCTGAAACAGGAGCTACAGAACAATGGAATGGTTCTGCTTGGACAGAAGTTGCAGATATAAACACAGCTAGAATAGCGATGGGTTCTGGAGGAACTTCAACATCAGCTTTTGCAGCAGGAGGTGAACCTAAAACAGGTAAAACAGAATTATGGAATGGGACTAGTTGGAGTGAAGACACAGATTTAAATGTTGCAAGACAAACACTTGGTGGTACAGGAGCAAACAATACAGCTGCTTTAGCTTGTGGTGGTGATGCCCCTGGTCAGTCACCATCTTATATTGCAGCTACAGAAGAATTTACAGGTGCAGGTCAACCAATTGGTGCTTGGTCTGCTGGTGGTAATTTAAATACTTCAAGAGAAAATATAGCTGGATCTGGAATATATACAGCAGCTTTAGGATTTGGGGGATATGCACCATCAGCCAGTGCTCCTGTTGGTAATACAGAACAATATAATGGATCATCTTGGACAGAAGTTGCTGACTTAACTACTGCAAGAGCAAGTATGGGATCAGCAATAAATGCACCATATACAGCAACTTTAGGTTTTGGTGGAATATCTCCACCAGGTGCTAATTACAGAAATCTTACAGAAACTTGGGATGGTTCGTCTTGGACTGAAGTAGGAGATTTAAACACTGCTAGAATTGTTTTGGGCGGTGCAGGATCAAGTAATACAGCTGCTTTAGCTTTTGGTGGAAATGATGGTTCAGGTTTAAAAGATGAAACAGAACTTTGGAATGGATCAGCTTGGACCGAAGTAGGAGATTTAAATACTGCTCGTAAAGGTTTAGGAGATGCAGGCACATCAACAGCAGCTTTAGCTTTTGGGGGAGAAACAGGTACTGCAGTAACAGGAGCAAACGAATCTTGGAATGGTTCTGCATGGACTGAAACTGGAGATTTAAATACTGCTCGTGGAGAATTAGGAGGTGCTGGTCTTCAACCAGCAGCTTTAGCTTTTGGAGGAAGAAATCATTCGGATACTAAAGATGCAGAGACAGAAAAATGGAATGGTTCAAGTTGGACTGAAGATTCAGATTTAAGTTCAGCAAGAAGATCAATGGGTAGTTGTGGAACAAGTGCAAATGCATTAGCCTTTGGTGGAAATACTGGATCTCCAACAACAGCAACAGAAGAGTGGAGTGGAAGTTCAGTTTTAACTAAGGTATTAACAGATTAATAAGGAGAATAATAAATGGCAAATACATATCAATATTGTGTAGCAACAAACTGGGGCAAAGGTTTTATTGATTATGACGAATCCTACAGAATAACTTTTAAAAGTTTTCCTGGAAACGTCTGGCAAGTTCCTGCATACAACAAACATGCTAATCTTTGGATAGCAAAAGTTGCTGGAGCAGTTAAAACTAAAGATGAAGCACAAGCAATTGTTACTACAGAAGTTAATGCTGCTAAAACAGCATGGGATAATAACAATGTTGAAGGTGAATCATCTGATGAAAAGATTGAAAGATTAGGTGCTAAACCTACAGATATTACATTAGAAGCATAGAATTAAATGTCTGATTATAAAACCATACATGGTATTAAGGTAAAATCTTATACCACTGATCCTGATAATATTATTGAAGGACAAGTATGGTATGATAAAACTAATAAAGTATTACAGTTTGAAACACCAAATGTAACTACAGCAGGTGCTTGGAGAACTGGTAATGCTTTAAATACTGCTAGATATATTTTATCAGGAACAGGAATTTATACAGCATCTTTAGCATTTGCAGGTTTTAGCACACCTCCTGATACTTGGCATGGTTTAACTGAAAATTATGATGGTACTAGTTGGACCGAAGTAGCAGATTTAAATACTGTAAGATATGGTGCATTTAGATCAGGAACATCAACATCAGCTTTATGTTCTGGTGGACAAAATGCTCCTGGATCTGCAATTGCAAATGCAGAAAGTTGGAATGGAACTTCTTGGTCTGAAACTGGTGATTTAAATAGTGCTAGATCCAAAGGAGGTGGAGATGGAGCATCTAATACAAACGCTTTAGCATTTGGAGGTGCATCTACTTTAGCAGTAAATGAATCTTTTAATGGAACTTCTTGGACAGAATTAGCAGATTTAAATACTGGCAGAAGAGCACTAGGAGGTTCAGGCACAACAACATCTGCATTAGCTTATGGAGGTGCGTTTCCTATAAAAGCAGTAACAGAATCATGGAATGGAACTTCTTGGTCTGAAGTTTCTGATTTAAATGATGCAAGAGTAGAAGTAGGATCTTTTGGTTCAGATAATACATCTGCATTAGTTACTGGTGGAGAATCTCCTGGATATGTAGGAGTAACAGAAATTTGGAATGGAACTTCATGGACTGAAGTTGCAGATTTAGCTACTGGTAGAGCTGCTGTTGCAGGTTCAGGAACAGCATCAAATGGTATAGCTTTCGGTGGTTCAGCACCAGCAATAACAGGAGCTACAGAAGAATGGACAGGGGCAGGTGCAGCGGTTTTTGCATGGTCTACTGGTGGTGCTATGAATACCGCTAGATCATTTATGGCAAATGCTGGAACTCAGACAGCTGCATTAGGTGCTGGAGGTAATCCAGATAATCAAGTTTTAACAGAATTATATGATGGTACAAGTTGGACAGAAGTAGGTGACATGAATACAGGAAGACGTGCTTTAGCAGGGACAGGTACTCAAACTTCAGCATTAGCTTTTGCAGGTAATACACCTGGAGGAGTTACAGCAATAAATGAAAGTTGGAATGGAACAAGTTGGACTGAAGTTGCGGATTTAAATACTGCAAGAGAATCAAGAGGAAATGCAGGAACAGATAATGAAGCTGCTTTACTTTTTGGTGGTAATGCTTCAGGAGATTCAAGAGTTTCAGTTACTGAAAATTGGAACGGAACTTCATGGACAGAAGTTGCAGATTTAAATACTGCAAGAAGACAATTGACTGGGACAGGTACAACAAGTACAGAGGCATTAGCTTTTGGTGGAGAAACTCCAGGAAATGCAAGAGTAGCAAATACAGAGTCTTGGAATGGATCAGCGTGGACAGAACTGAATGATTTAAACATTGCAAATTTTCAATCAACTGGGCTTGGAAGTTATGTAGCTGCTTTAAATGTTGGAGGAAACATTGCACCAGGTGAAACAGGAAATACTGAAGATTGGAATGGATCAAGTTGGCAAGAAGTTGCAAATTTAAGTAATGCTAGGCAGGGAGTAGGTGGAGCTGGAACAACAAGTGCTGGACTAGCTTTTGGAGGTTCTGATCCTTCGCCTCCATATACAACATCAGCAACAGAAGAATGGAGTCCAGGCACAACAGTTAAAACAGTAGACACAGATTAATATGGCAAATTACAAAGATATACATGGAATTAATATTGAAACTGTAGCATCTAATCCTGATAACCCAGCTAATGGACAGGTTTGGTATAACTCAACAGATCAAAAATTAAGAGCTAATTCACAGACAACTGCAGGAGCTTGGGCTAGTGGTGGAAATGTAAACACAGCTAGAGTTCTTGTTGGAGAAGCAGGTATTCAAACCGCAGCTTTAATATTTGGAGGACAACCTAACCCAGCTAAAACTGAAACAGAATCTTATAATGGATCATCATGGACAGAAGTTGCAGATTTGAACGCAGGTAGAAATGGTCTAGGTAGTGCTGGTACTTATACAGCAGCATTAGGTTTTGGTGGAGAACCTGGTACAGCTGCAAACGAATCTTGGAATGGGTCTAGTTGGACAGAAATTGCAAATTTAAATGCTGCTAATCAAAACCAAGGTTCTTGTGGAACACAAACTGCTGCATTAAGTTTTCTTGGGTCATCAAATAAAGTAGTTAATGAATCTTGGAATGGAAGTAGCTGGACAGAATTGGCAGACCTAAACACAGGTAGAAGTTATGTAGCAGGAACAGGAACAACAACAGCAGCTTTAGCTTCTTCTGGATATGCTCCACCAAATAATTTAGCAGTAAATGAAAGTTGGAATGGAAGCAGTTGGACAGAAGTAGGAGATTTAAATACTGGAAGAAGAATTGCTTCGTGTTCAGCTTCAGGAACTAACACAGATACTATAGTTTTTGGAGGTTATACAACAGCCAATATAGCAAATACAGAACAATGGAATGGAACGT